ATAATATAAGCTGTCCAGGGAAAACCTCAAATATACCTTGTGTCCAGTGGTGGTGGGGAACAGCAAACGTAACCTATTACAAGATGTGGTTCACTTTAGACTTAAAGGTTCAAGATTTTGCAGGTAATGCAATCGCTGGAGCTAATGTTGTGATAAAAGACAAAGATGGAACAGAAGTCGCTGGTTCACCACTAACGACTGACGCTAACGGGAATATTACACAGATAGATTTATACGGTTATAGGATGGATGTAGATGGTGCTTATGGGGACAATTATAAGTCAATCATCACCTACCAAACACCACATACTGTAACTATCTCAAAAACAGGTTTTAGGACCCGAACGATTGAATATTTAATGACTAAGAAAAAAGAGGAAGTAGAAATGTTAGATGTTGGGAGCGATACTGATAGCTCAATTTTAATAGAAGAAATAGGAAACACTTATGTCCAAGTCGCCTAAACAACTTATCTTTGACCAATCTAAAATAGACCACGGTAAACTATATGGTCTGGCTGATGATGACCACACACAGTATTTTAGATTAGACCAAACCACTCCTCAAACCGTTGTAAGTGGTGTTCCTATATTCAATGTAGGATTAAAAACTCCTTTAATTTATCCTTTGGCTGACTCTACCTCAGCGATTAAGATTAACAAAGCTGATGGCACAACTAATATTTTAAGTATAGACTCTACTAATTCAAGAATAGGGATAGGGACTACTACCCCAGACACTAAGTTACAAGTAGTTGGTAATATAAAAGTAGGAGATGATAACACAAATTACACAAATATCGGGGCAACGGGTGACCAAACCTTTGTTGGTTCTGCAGGGTTCTATCCGAGAACGCTAAACCAAGCAAGCGAGCCAGCGGCAGGAACAGGGGCAACCGAGCTTGATGCTGGGGAAATGTGCATCTGGACAGATTCAGATGATGCTAAGTGTTATTTTTGCTATAACCACGGTGGAACTGTAAAAACCATAGAAATGACATAAGATGAAAGAGTTAGTTAAGACAATTAAAAATGCGGAAGCGAGGTTTCAAATTCTAGAACTACAAATGAAAGAAAACAAAGAAGCCCACGATTTATTATTGGAACGAATAGAACATAACTGCCTTTTAGCGAAAGAGAACTTTGAAACCATCAATGTAAAACTAGATGTCTTGGGGAGCAATTTAGACAAGTTAGCTTGGGTTCCGTGGTTTGTTAAAACTCTACTTGGAGCAGGAATCGTGGCAGTAATAGCGTTAATATTTGAACTAATTAAGAGAGGAGTATTATGATAAATATCATCAACCAACTACCCCGAAACGGAACACAAGACACCGCCCATTCTATCGGGTCAATTACTAAAATAATAATCCATCACGACGCTCAGTGGCGACCTGAAGCTTATGATGATTTAACTCGGTATATTCAACAGGCTAACTTTCATATTGGTAGAGGCGAGGATGGTTTACAATATCATTACAAGATTTCAAATTTAGGAGATGTCTACCAAACACGAACCTTAACTGATACTCTTTGGCATTGTGGAAACTATCCAGTTAATAGAGCTTCAATCGCTATCTGTTTAGATGGTGATTTTACCCAACAACACCCTACTGCTCAACAGTTATCGGCCTTACAGGGGCTTTTAGACCATTTATGCACAGAGCATCCTGAATTTCCAGCGGATAGAAATGATGTCTTTGGTCACTCAGAAGTCGGCTCATCAGCTTGTCCAGGATTTAACCTACTACCAAGTGTTCAGAAGTATCGTAATGGCGGGAATATGGCAACCGTTCCAGCTCAACCACCAGTTATACAAGACCCACCCGTTGTAGCTCCTCTTTATTGGAGAGTCTATGACGCTAACGGAACACAAGTCGGGGCTTATTCATCTCAAGGTAATGCTCAAAACAAACTAGATACTTTAGAAGCTGGGACTATAAAAGACCCCAACGGTAATATTGTAGGGACTAAGGCTAAACCACCAGTCGTAGTGGTGCCACCGTTTATTGGTGACCCGATTATCGACCCGCCAGTAGAGCCACCAAAACCTCCTGTCGAACCTCCAATCACCCCACCAGAACCAGAAAAGCCAAAGGTCGTACAATCTCTATGGGATACGATCATAGAATTTATAGGAAAGCTAATAAACAAACTAAGGAGAAAATAATGGAAAAGAAGTGCGGACCAAGGAAGTAAAGTACCATGCTCGTCTCCGATAAAGTCCTTGACTTTTAGTCAAAAGTGTGTTAGGGCTACTAAGTAGAAGTAATTGAACTCAATAATAGAAAAAGGAAAACTATGGCAAAGATAAGCGATCCCGTTGTCCAGAAATGGGTAGATAGGATGAAAGTCGCCGAGTCTAACCAAGAAGAAGGATTTAAAAAGTTCGCAACTTGGTTTGATGATATGTACGCCGTTGTAAAAGACGCGGACTTTTCGGCATGGAGAAGTAAAGTTTACTTCCCAAGATTAACCGCCAAATTATGGCAAATGATACCCAAACTCGTTATGGGCGTTACTGGATTTAGAGTTTCTGCTCGCGGAGACCAGCCAGACCTAGACGGTGCCAAGTTAATGAAAACCCTCCTTGACTACCAGTATGACAACCCAGAGTTCGACGAACCTATGTTTAAGAAACTATCCGATGTCCTGATTGACTCTATGGTCACAGGCAAGGGAATCGCTCACATCCCGTGGACTACTAAAAGGAAAAGAATCTACGATCGTTCTCAAGAGGTTATAGACCCTGAGACGGGAGAGATTACCAAAACCCTAATGTTAGATGAGGTAGCCGTTAAAGAGTTCTTGGTTGCTTACCCAGATTTCCAACCTATCAATATTTTCAACTTCTTCTACTCCCCAAGTGGAGCTAGCCTACAGAAGAAACACTGGCTGATTTTAAAGGATTTCAAAACCGTCCAAGAATTAAAAGAAGCCAACGAGAAGTCTGGCGTAGAAATGTATAAAAACCTAGACGCACTTAAAGACCTTAAAAGCGGTTCTGATAAATATTCTCAATACAACTATTCAAGAAATCGCCTTAACAACGAAATGGACCCAATCCAGCTAGACCAGACCATCACCCAGATAGAAGTGTGGCGCTGTTACGATAGAGCCGATAATGCGGTTGCTGTCGTTTGTCCTGCCGCTGGGGTTGTTTTACAGGAATCCAAAAACCCTTACTGGCACGGCAAATATCCTTTCGTAGACTTTGAAATCAAACCTAGGGCTCACGAGTTCTGGGGAGAAGGACTGTTTGAAGTTACCAAAAGATTACAATCAGCCGTTAATAGTATTTTTAATCACTACTTTGACAACCTAAACCTATCACTAGACGGAATGTTGTTAAAGGGTGGCAACACCACCATATTCAGTTATGACATTATGCCTGGCGGAATCCTCGACTATGAGGGAGAAAAACCAGACCAGTTTAAATTCCCTGCCCCAGACCCAGCCCAACTACAAATAGCCGATACGGTTCTTTCAAGGGCTATTGATGAGTCAACAATCTCTCCATACGCCGCTGGAAACCCCAATGATCTAACAGATACGACCCAGGGTACCATGGGGGGCATTATGGCCCTACAGAGAGCCGCTGATGACCTTATGAGCTATATGAAGAACTGCTTTGCCTCTTCGGTTAGACAGTTCGGGATTATGTGGATACAAGACGACCAACAGTTTATGGATAGAATCATTTATATCCAATCAATCGATAAGGGTGAGACAGTTAACCAAGAAATAGACCCCGCTATGATACAGGGACAATACGACCTAAAGATGGACGACATTTCCGACAAACCCTCCGATCCAGAACAAGACAAAATGAACTTCAGAACTACTATAGACCGAATCATTATGCTCAAGAAGTCAGCTGACGAACAAGCAATGATACAGGCCTCTGGTAGGCCCATAGGAGTCGTTCTAAACTACGACGCCCTTATTAAGGAAGAGTTCATCAAGGCTGGGATAGTCGAGGCTAGTGAGTTCCTAGACGCTTCACAGGCTATGCCTAAAGCAATGGGAGAAGACGGAACAATGCTCCCCACCACTCCAGACCCATCAATGTTCGGGTTAATGCAACAGCCAGGAATGGGAGAAGGCACACCAATGTCTCACCCAGGACCATCTCAAGAAGAACAGCTAGAAGAAAACAACGCTGGAAACCCAATGGCTCCCATGATGCCAGAACTACCTCAAATGCAACCAAGCCAACCCAAGGGGATAATCAATAACATTCAATCACTATTTAACAAGAGGAATAAATAATGAAAGAGGAGGAAAGAAGACACCTAGCAATAGGATCTGCGATTGAAAGAATAATCGCTTCAGAGGATTGGAAGGAGTACGTTGAACCGTTAATGGCCTCAGAAACCGAACGGTTAAAAAGAGACGCTTTTAATCCTAAGTTCAGAGAAGACCATCTTGCGTATATCAGCCACGCCTCTAACTATGATGCTTGGGCCAGACTATCAAGGATATTCGCCAGAGAGCTTTCTCTAGCAGAAAGATTGAGGGAGATAAATGAGTAAGCCACTACCCCCAAGCTATAACGAAGACGGAACGGTTAATGAGCTTTTTGCTAACGTTAACCTAACCGATATGACCAAACAGACCCCCACATATTACGGAGACCATGAACACCTTATGGTTGAACAGCCAGATGATAATGGCCACAAGGTAGTTAAATGCTCATTATGTGGATTAGGAATTTTGATAAGTAAATAAGCCATCGAGGATTTGTGCCTCGCTAAAAACGAAGCAAAGGAGAAAAATGGATGAACCCATCCAAGACGTACAAGAGGTAGAAACACCTGCGGAATCGTCACCCGTAGAAGAAAACACAGTCGAAGTACCTGAGACCGAGAGTGAACTCGCAGAAACACCTCAAGAAGCCGAGGCCGAAGGGGTTGCAAACGTACCGTTGCATGAGAATCCCCGCTTCAAGGAAGTAATTGAAGAGAAGAACTACTGGAAAGAACAAGCTATGCGAGTCCAGGGTAGCCAGGTACAAGCTCAACCACAGCCTTTGGATGAGCCTATCCCGGCGAACTTAATAGACGCTGAGGGAAATGTAGACCCCGTTGGTTATCAAAAGTGGGTCATGAATCAAGCTAGATTAGGGGCCAGTGAAGAAACCCGCAGACTAATCGCTAGAGACAGAGCCGAGCAAATCGCTTGGCAAGAGGCAGAAAAATCTTACCCATCACTTCGGGAAGACCCTGAACTAAGGGACTTGGTGGAAAGACAACAGAAGGGTTCCGTATTACACGGAGAGCTTCTAACACCGAAGCAGGTTGCAGATCGTATCTTCAAACGGTTTAAGGTAGCCGAACAAACGGGCATTAAGAAGGCCCAAGTATCGGAATCGATACAAAAAGTCGCAACTCAAGAAGTTGGTGGCACGACAGTTAAACAAAACCCCGCTAACACTGCCTATCAAAAAGGCATCGATACTGGGGACTGGAATGACTACATCAAAGCGACTGTCTTAACACATATTAAAGACTAAAAAAAGGAATTAAAAATGAGTACTGTAGTAGGTATGATCACTTACAACGATGCCGCTCGTAGAGAAGATTTGGACGATTTCGTCTCAAATATTGCTCCTAAAAGCACACCGTTTTACTCCAACCTTCCTAAGACTGAAGCCTCGAATACACTTCATGAGTGGCTAGTTGACACTTACGCCGCTTCTGCTGACAATGCAGTCTACGAAGGTGCTGACGCAGTAGTCGCAGACCTTACACAACCAACTCGAAGAAATAACATCTGTCAAATCTTCCGAAAGGTTGTTAACGTTTCTGACACTGAGCGAGCAGTAAATGTAGCTGGAATGAAAGACGTTCTAGCTTACCAAATTAGCAAAGCTAGTACTGAATTAGCTAGAGACATCGAAGAAGCTCTAGTAGCAGGCACACGAGCATCTGGCGCAACTGGCGTAGCTCGAAGACTACAAGGGGCAATCTCACAGATTACTACCCTTAAAACAGCAAGAACTTCTGGTACATCTCTATCTGAAACTAACTTTAACAACATCCAAGCTAACATCTGGGCAAACACAGACGAAGCTGCTGATGAAGTTTATGTTGGCGCTAGATTGAAGAGAGTTATCAGCGGATACACTGCTGGAAGCACAAAGAATGTTAACGCTGCTGACAAACGTTTAATCAGCTCAGTTGATGTTTACGAATCAGACTTTGGCGTACACAAAATCTTTGCTCACCGTGAAATCCCAGCTGCTGCTGGTTCTGCTGGCCTTATGGCTATCAACAGCAAACTCTGGAATCTAGCTGTACTTCGACCTGTTAAATCTACTCCTTTAGCAAAAATCGGCTCTTCTGAGAAGGTTATGCTTGAGGGAGAATTGACATTAGTCGGCAAGAACGAAGCTGGCAACAGTTACGAAGCTGGCTGGAACTTAGGTTAATCTCTTACAACTGAATATTATCTCTTTATCACCTGGGCCCTTCTGGGCTCAGAGACAAGGAGAAAATATGGCAAAAGAAATCAAGGAAATGGACAAGGTCTCCGCCAAGATAGCCATCCAAAATATGATTACTAAATATGTCCTAGACAACCCTGCTGAAGCCAAAGCGTTTGCTTGGGACATTAAAAGAAGTCGGGAAGAATTAGGCTGGAACTATTCGGGAATATCTAAAGAAAAAACAATGATGTTTTCGGTTAGTATCCCCAAAGCTCTTCTCAAAAGGATAGAAAAGTCTTTCCCTAAGATATTCAGGGATAGAGACCAGTTTCGATGGTTTATGGCTGAGTTCCCATTTTTTAGAATAAAGAAAGGATAACGTGGCAACATTATCAGAATTACAAACAAATTTGTCGTATCTCTTAGGAGATACCTCTGCCCCAACGACTTCTTCGGAAGATTGGGCTATTAGGATGAATTTTATTAACAGACAAATAGAGCGACTCTACAATATGCGAGAGTGGGAGCATTTAGTTACCTCTGCCACGATTAGTCTAACCAATAAATCTTATACTTTCGGCTCTACGGTTGTTAACCCCAGGATACCTGGTGGACTTAAAGATGTCCGAGAGGTCGTGGATAACGGAGACGACAGAATATACACCGAAGTTGACTACGATCAATTTGACTCAGACGAAACGGTTGAATATGTCTACTATATGACAGGTAAGAAATTAACCTCTAATCAGACCGCTGACTTGAGTTTAAGGTATCTCCCTGCCGCACCATCCTTAGCAACCTCAGCCGATGCTATCGACTTCCCAATAAATATCATCTCTAGGGGGGCGATGATTGACCTTAAGGAATCAGAAGACCCCGAACAAGACCTATCTCAAGACCGTTCTCGATATGACCAAGAATTAAGTGCCTACCTATCCCTTCATAACCGCTCTCACGCCAAGAAGCAGTTTAGTTGGGGTGGTGCCGACATAGGAGAATAACGTGGCTAAAATGAAAGCAAGTAGTAAGGTCGCTATTACGGTCATGAACCCTAATAGGGGTCTGAATACATTGATTGCTCCTACTTTAATAAAGAACGAAGAATCGCCAGACCTTTTAAATATTGATTTTGTTGAATCTGGGTGTCCGACAAAGAGACCTGGCTCTACTCAGGTCGGAGATGCTGTTGGGGATAAAATATCTGGACTTGGCAATCTATATATATCCTCTACTGGGGTCAAGCACCTTTTAGCGGTTATGGGGACGACAGTCAGAAGATTAGTCGGAGCCACATGGACTACAATTTCTGGTGTAACTCTAACAGATGGTCATGACATAAACTTCATCCAGGCCAGAGATGCTATTATCGGCCATAACGGCTACAACGCTATGATAAAGTTTGACGGCTCGACTCTTAATCAACCAGCAACTGGCGTAGTCGCAAAGTTTGGTGTTTTTTACTCTGGGCATCACTTTGCCGCAGGAAATTCGTCTTATCCTTCTCGCCTATACATTTCTAACCCCAAAAACGTTGTAGACTTTACTGGGTCGGCGGGGACAGCTACCGCAGGGGCCGCCACAACGCTAACCGACGCAAATAAGGCTTGGGGAGTAAACGACTTCGCCAAACAAACAATCATTATTACTGGTGGGACTGGTGCTGGTCAGTCAAAAACAATCAACTCAAATACGGCTACGGTTGTTACTGTTTCAAGTGCGTGGACGGTTAACCCAGATAGCACTTCAACTTACACTATATCTACTGGGAACTTTATTGATATTGACGAAAATGACGGAGATAAGATAACTGGCCTAGCTAAATGGCAAGACCTTTTGGTTATCTTTAAGGAGAGGTCTATCTACCAGTTGTCTTTTGACGCTTCTAACCTACCCGTTATATCAACCATAATCAAAGGTAGGGGATGTGTCTCTCACCGATCAATAGATAATGTCGAGAACGATGTCTTCTTTTTGTCAAGAGAGGGTGTTTATGTCCTAGGAAATGAACCAAATTATTTTAATACAATCAGAACAAACGAACTTTCTTCTCGAATCCACGAAGAACTCGCCAATATAGCAAAAGACAACTACGACAAGTGTGCTGGTATATTCTGGGACTCTAAGTATATTCTATCTGTTCCCATAACGGGGTCAGCCAATAATGCGATGTTTACATACGACCGTCGCCACCAAGCCTGGTCTAAGTGGACAGGGCTGTCTGCTAACTGTTGGACCATTTACATTGACCCTGATAATGTCGACCACCTTTATTTTGGGGACGACAGTATTGGCAAGGTAAAGGAAATCTCTGGTGTTTCAACGGACGACGGAGCGGCTATCAGTGCTAGGTGGAAGTCAAAGGTATTTGACCTTGAAAACTTTGACCGCAGAAAGCGCTGGTATGATGTTACCTTCTTGTTCCGAAGTATTGTTGGAACGGTTCACATAAAAATAAACATAGATGGGACCACGGTTGCTAAAGAAAAAACTATCGGTCAGTCAGCAACAGGTTCTGGGGGAATAGGCACAGACCAATTTGCTCAAGTTCTTATCGGACTAGACGGTGGAGAATATACCCCACCAGACCTAATCACCGATTACCAACCCGTTAGATTTAAGGTTGGGAAAAGGGCAAGAACTTTACAATTTGAAATATCAAATGATGTCGTTAATGAGGATTTTACGTTGATGGGATATATCTTGGTTGCCAAAATATTCTCTCACAATAATTTCCCTGGAACTAAATATTAAGAAAGGACTGCTATGGCAAGTATCTGGGATACACTCAACAATAACTCTAAAAAGCCGACCTATAACGTAAACGTCCCAAACGTTGTTGGCTCAAAAAACAATAAGGGGAGTCAAACTCTAAAAACTTCTGGTACTGGAAAGTATGGATTTTCCTACAAACCATCTGGTGGGTATAACCTCCCCGCTGGTGGAACTTTCGAGGACGGCTGGTATTACTTTTCCCGACCAAAGGCAGACGGGGGTAGAGACTACTATATGGCATCAAGTACCGACATTAAGTCAATATCTGCAGACGACTACGCCAAAAACCTAGGAATGACCCTATTGTCAGACCTACCTTCGCAAACTCCAAGCATAGATGGCTCTGGCGGTTTTTCTGGTGGTGGAACGGATACTTCTGCTTACGATGCTGCTCTTGCTGACTATCAACGACTCTTGAGCGAACTACAACCTCAATTTGAGGAGCAATATAACAAAACAATGAGCGATTTTGGGACATCATTAGCAAAAGGACAGGGAGATACTCAGAAACAGTTTCTTGCTACTGGGGACACTTTAGACCAAACTTATGGCAAAGCCCTTAAAGGGGTTGATGCTGGGATGGCCTCTAGGGGCATTGGTGATTCGAGTTATGCTCAAAACGCCGTCGCTGACACAGAGCGTGGTTTCGATAACTCGATGAAAGAGCTTTCTGCAAATAAACAAGAAATCCTAGTAGACCTACAGAAACAATATGACGGCGCTAAAGCTAAACTAGAAACAGCTAAATATAACTTCAACAATCCACAAAGTCCTAAGTACGGAAGCGTGGAAGAAGTTATGGGAGCCAAATCAAACATCCTCGGTCAGATGGACTCAATAAGGAGTCAAAAGAGCTCAGTTCAGTCTAGTGCTAAACAATACTCACCTTACGACTTCCAGATGCAAACAATGAGCTTAATAGACAGCTTAGGAAAGGCTGGGGTCCCTCAATCAACTAAAGAACAAATCCTTAAGGGGTATATTTCTGAAAACGGAATGGACCCAAAGACCTATGACTATTTGAAGGACACATTAACAGCTAGTACTGCTATAAACAATGGGGACGACCCAAAGGTAGCTAGTGCTTGGCTGGCAAGTAGATGGAGATAAATGGCTAAACTAAGCTACGAACAATATAAGGCAAAGTTCAGTCCACCAGTAAAATCTGTTCCCGCGCCACAAAAGTCGTGGTTGAGCAGAGCAGGTGGGTATATAGCTGGTAAAACCGCCCCAGTTCTTGGGGCTATTAGCAATGTTCTTTCTCGTGGGAATTGGGCTTCTGCCAATATGGCAAAAACCAACCTAGAGATAAACAAGAACAAGAAACTCTCTAATCTAGAGAGAACCCCACTTATAGGAAACGCTATCAGTGCCTATAAGATGTTCTCAGACCCAAGAGTTCTTAGCGCTGGGCTTCGTGGATTAAAGGGTCAAGACAAGACGACTTACTCTGACGTTATTAAGGGTGCCTCAACCTGGGATAACGCTCCAGACTTATACAAGAATCCCACCTTCCAGAAGGTCGCAGGGTTCGCTGGTGACGTTTTATTGGACCCAACGACCTATCTTACCCTTGGGGCAGGAAAGGGCGTTAAAATCGGTACTACGGCAGGAAATGTTGCCCTAACCAAACAGGGGTCACTCAAGTTCGCTAAAGTAGCTCAAAAGAGCGCCGATAAAGCATCTAAAGGATTAAAGGGGGCTGAGGCAGGACAAGCCATTAGAATGGCAAGGCCTAAGATGGAAAAGGCCTTTCTTAAAACCGCCAAAGCTGAAGATATAGATAGGGGTGGACTCAAGTTCTTGGGAGAAACAATCCCACTAACAGACAAGATAACTTCACCAATCGCAAAACAGGTTACCAAAGTATCTAATAAGTTCGGTAGATATGCTGGACTTAAAACCAACATAGCCGACAGACGGATATTTGAACACTACAACGATGTCGCTGACGCTGATAAGGCTGTCAGGGGCAGAGCTTGGGATAAGGCTTTTTGGGGAACAACCCCAGAAGAGCGAAAGCTAATGGCTACTGTTGTTGAGAGAGTTAATCAATCAAAGCTAACTGGTAAGCAGATGACCGATGAAATAGCCAAGCTCATTCCAGACAGAAAGTTAACTGGCAACAACACTATCCACAATACTGTTAAAAATATGGTTACTGAGTATAGGAACATTCTAGCTAAAGAGACCAAGGCTGGGGTTATTAAACAGGGACGAGAAGGTTATGTCTATCATTTAGTAAAGGACCCACAACGAAAAAGTATGATGATGCAATCATACAAAAACCCATCAGTTAAGTTAGGAGCATCAAAGACCCGTGCTAATGACAAATTTCTCGCTGACCTTGGTGACGAGTATGAAACAGACGCCCTAACCCTTATAAAAGCTCGTACTAATGCTCACATAGACGCAATCAACAGAGACGCCCTATTAAAGGAGGTCGCCACTCTTCGTGGAACCAAGACTAAACTTAAGATTAAAACCAAAACCCCCACAGCTAAAGTTGTTAATGGGGAAGAAGTCTTAGCCCTACCTGTAAGCAAGGGTGGAGTTGCTAGAAACAATGTGCTTTTCAGTCCGACAGAGTTCGGCACAGGATCAGTACCAAAGGTTATTAAGGGCGACCCGATAATTGGCGAAAAGATAGTCAATGTTGACCCCCTAATTGATAAGGTCACTGGAGAAAGATTGGTCTCAATCCCTGGAGTTAAACAGTTAGCTGATGTTAAATTACCAGAACACATTGCTACCTATGTGTCAAATCTTGATAGAAGGTTAATAGACGCCCCTTCTACGAGTAAGTTTTTAAGAGGATACGATAAAGTCCTGAACTTTTGGAAAGGGTCGGTCACTTCTTTGTTCCCGGCCTTCCACGCTCGTAATGCTGCCTCAAATATATTTACTAATTACTTAGATATTGGATTGATGTCTTCCCTCAATCCGAAAATGAACAAAATCGCTGCTCAACTAACCTCTGGGTCATTTGATCCTAACGAGATTATCAAGATAGCTGGCAAGGAGTGGAAGATGCGAGACCTCAATGCTGCCGCCCAAAGAAGCGGTGTCTTGCAGGGTATCGGTTACTTTGATGTTAAAACCCCTCAGAAATATTTTAAACTAGGAACCGCCATAATCAGTGGCAAAGACAAGACCAGATTATCTCCGACCCTGCTTGGTAGTGGTAGAGCTCTTGGTAGAGGGATAGAAAACCAAGGCAGAGCCCTGAATTTCGTGGCGAACCTTGAAAAGAACGGTGGAGACGTCCTAAGTGCCGCCGAAAGAACCAAGAAGTTCTTATTCGACTATGAGGATTTAGGCAAGGCAGAACGAGAAGTATTCAAAAGAATATTCCCTTTCTGGACTTGGACTTCTAAGAATATGGTCCTGACCGCCGAGAACCTCATCAAACAACCTGGCAAATACGCCAATGCATTTAAGCTAGAGCGATCCTTGTCAAAACCTATTTCAGACGAAGAGAGAGCCCTAACCCCAGATTATGAAAAGAATGATTTAAGAATAAAACTAGGTACTGACGCTAACGGGAACCCTAAGTATATGACTAACTTCGGGATGCCGATAGAGGCGTTCTCTGACATGTTAGGGAACCCCGTTAAATCAACCCTTAGTATGATAACCCCGCCAGTAAAGGCAGGGATAGAATTAGCTACTGGGACAGATACATTTACTGGCAGGCCGATAAATGAGATGACTTCAGGGAAAGGAATGAACCTTCCTGGGCTAAGAGAGTTGTCTGGGTACAACCAAAGAGAACAACTTATTAATGGTAAACCTAAAAAGGTAGAAACAGTCAGCAATCCTTATATTCCGTGGCTACTTAGACAAACCCCTGCCGCTAGATTCCTAAACACCTTCGGAAAAGCTACAGATGAGAAGACAACCTCTGGACAAAAAGCAATCAACTTGTTACTTGGTCCCAAAATATCAACCAACGACACTGCTACTGCTGAATACTTTAAAAACAAAGACAACTTAGACGCTACCGCTAAACCAATGGTAAGGGCTGGATTCCTAAAAGAGGGAGAGTGGGGACACTACATTCCAAAGAATGTCTCTATGACCCCAGAGGAACACGCCCAAGCTCAATCATTTATCGATATGGAAAAGAACTTCGCCAAAGTATCTTCTGGCAATAAGTCTACAGGAACTACGGGCTCATCGGGGACTTCTGGTTCGTCGATAGAGGGACAATCTTTCTACGATACCACTAATAAATCTAAAACCAAAGCAACTACTCTAGCGTTGGCAAACCAACTCTCCAACCCCAACCTATCTCCAGAACAACGGGATGTAATTTTAAAAACATTAGAATGGAAAATAACAGGTAAGAAACCCGCCTCGCTAAAGAAGAAAAAGGGGTCTAAACGAAAAGTAAAAATGGCTAAATTAAAAACAGCCAAAGCCCCTAAAGTAAAAATGGTCAAAGTTAAAAAAATAAAGAAGGTTAAACTCAAGGTTTAACGATAGGTATCAAACATCCGAGTGGAAACAAAAGAGATTAGAAATATACAAAAGAGACGAATGGATTTGCCAGAACTGTGGCAAGCAAACATCTATAAGCTTTGGCAAGGACAGAATATGTTGCCACCACATAGATTACAACCATAAAAATTTAGATAGCAATAACTTAATAACATTGTGCTGGTCATGTCACGCAAGGACAAACGGAAACCGACCATTCTGGACATCCAGATTTAGCACAGAAGGGAACTAACTTTGGCAACAAACAATATCGCCATGCAGGACTTTTTTGCTACAACGGTTAAATCGGGAGAACCAGTAGCAGCAGATTCTGATAAAATCTATTTAACAGCTCTCCCAACAGGAACAGAAGGGTACTTAGTCCTGGAACCCGACGATTCCGACAAAAGAGAGATAATCTACTACACCTCTAAGGGGGCTGACTATGTTCAGTGTCCTTCAGTTGTCGCTGGTAGGGGAATTGGTGGGACATCTGCACAGGCCCATGTAGAGGGATCAACAGTTAAAATGAACTTCGTGGCTGAATACTGGCAAGCGCTAAAAGACGGCTTTGCCTCTGCCTCAACTGGATGGACAGCCGCGCTTGGGACATACGCCTATGCTTCGGCCGACAGCCCAACATATACTATAACAACTAACGCAGACGTAACCTCACTGCTCTATCCTGGAGTTAGACTAAACTACGAACAAGACAAAGCAGTATCATATTACTGGAGATTTGAGGCTTCTTCTGCCGCTACGGTAGGAAACCCGACTATGGGAGATGCTGGCACACCAACTTATACCGCTGGTAAATATGGTAACGCTTTAACCTTAGATGGAAGCACGGACGCTCTCTCAATAACTGACCACGCTGATTTTAAGCCGACAGGTGCGTTTACAATAGGTGTTTGGGCTAAAACTGCTGACCACACAAGGACAATATTCCAGTCGTGGAATCGGAACGGAGGAAACTACAATGGAATTATTCTATGGATTGGTTCTGGCGGGCAAGTGACTTTCGCTACTGCTGCTGGGACAAGCCTAACG